GAACAAGTGCACAAGCCCAAACAGATGTTGTGTCTGAAGGATTTACTTTAGGCAATGTAACAATTACAGTTTCTGGAGAACCAACAGAACTTGCAAACGATGGGTTAATTGTTGAACAAATTCCAGCAGTTACAACACCAGCAGACTATGAAACCCCAGTTGATTTAACCGTTAGACAATTTACCTTCACACCTTTTGGAGTATTTGGTTTTTCACCATTTTCAGTATTTGGTTTTTCCCCTTTTAACGTATTTGGTTTTTCCCCTTTTAACGTATTTGGTTTTTCACCATTTAGAGTATTTGGATTTTCACCAACAACAACTTATTGTATAGATGAAGAAACTCCAGTACTTACTAAAGATGGTTACATGTTGGCTAAAGACATCTCAGTTGGAGATATACTAATGACTAAGACTTTTGACGACATGCCAATTTTAAATCATGATGCATTACAAGAATGGTCTTCAGATAAAGATAAAACATATAACACTATAGAGTCTAAAGTTATTAAAATAAATGAAAGTGAAGTAGAATATACTGTAATTATTAATGATGATAAATATAAAAGATTTTCAACACAAGAAGATGTTCTTGTTTTAAGAGGAGATAAATTAATATTTGTTATATCTTCAGAATTAAAGTCTGGAGATTTAATAGTAAAAAATCCAGAAGAATCATTAAACGATGGACCTTTATATCAAGTTCGTTCTATAGAAATAGTTAAAGAAAATAGAAAAGTTTACGATTTTGTAAAAGAACCATTTGGACTTATAGTTGCAGATTCTTTGTTAGTTTATAACGCTTATCCAATAGACTAATCTTTTGGAAACTGATACATAAATTCTCTAGTTTTTGAAGTTATGCCTTTCCAAGGTCCCCAGTTTTCTCCACCATTGCTCATTATGTAAGCAACTTGACAGTTAATAGATGGATTTAAAAGTTGACTTGTATAGTCTAGTCCATATTTTTCTTTTCTATCAGCATTTAAAGCACCAATCATATTTATTTGAAACAAACCATAAGAACTGTCTCCAGTTTTTTTATTACCATTAAATGCTATAGCGTTGGCTGTTGATTCTTTTTTAGCAATAGCCCAGGCTTCAACCAGGTTTTTATTCTTAAAACCACAAGCAGACAAAAGGGTTTTTAGTTCAATATCAGTGAGTTCTCGTTTATCCTGATATTCAGCAAGAATTCTTATATTATCTCTAGATGGTTTATCTAGATGATCTGGTCTAGGAACCAAAAAAACCGCCTCAGCGGCAAATGTTGTATATATATCGTTTTTTATTTCAGTTTCAACTCCTTGAGCATTAGTAGCGTTCAAGAATACTGAAGATAATCCAAGACTTGCGAGCAATCCTATTAAAAATTTTTTATCTTTTTTCATAGTTCTCTCCTAAGAAAACATGACACCCTTGGTAGGTGTCATATATCAAGTATAACATCTATTTGCCAGCAAGTCAAATTAAAAATGTCATATTAGTAAGATAATACAAAAAATTATTTAAAATGATATAATATTGGTATGGCAACAGGTCAATCAAGCATATATAACTTACCATATCCACAAGTTGATGATAGTGTAAATGTACATGGAGATATTGCTTCTTTAGCAACTTCATTAGATAATACACTTGCTGGACTTGGATTATCTTACATGAAATTAGATGTAATTAATACATCTGGAGGATCAATATCAGCAGGATCTCCTGTATTTATTAATGGTCATAATTCAGGACAAGATTTAACAACTGTAGGAAAGGCAATTCCTGCAACTACCTCTCCAATACTAGGATTACTAAAATCAACAACAGCCAATAATGCACAAGGCGTGTGCGTTGTATCTGGAGTATTGCCAGATGTCAACACATCAGAATTTACTGCAGGTGATATTTTATATGTAAAGACTGCTGGGGGTTTAACAAATGTTAGACCAGACAGTGGTGCAGGTGCTGTAGCAGTTTGTGCTTATGCAGATGCATCTAATGGAGTTCTTGTAGTTACCGCCAAAGGTAACGGTACTTGGGGAGCATTAAAGAACGGTCTTTCATAATTATTTGTTGAATTATGATATAATTACAATATGACTACAATTAGAAATTCTTCTACAGATTCATATAGCGTAGGTTCTAAACCTCCAACCGTTGAATGGACAGTAGTTCGTGGTGACACCTCAGCATTTAAAGTTTACGTAACAGACGATGAACAATCTCCTTTAACTATAGCAGATTGGAACATTGCTATGAAAATTAAAAGACCAAACCTTACTGCAGATCTTGGAGTTATTACAGATAATGCTAATACAGTTATGCTTTTGATTCCAGCAGCAGATGCAGATGATTTGGCTGGAGAGTTTACAGTTAAACTCGCAGCAGAAGAATCACACAATCTTCAAACAGGAGATATCTTTGATATCGAATTATCTACAGCAGAAATTGTTTGGACAGTTGCACAAGGCAGTCTGATTATCCTTGAAGATGTAACTGACTAATGGCAACAGCGATTATTGTTGATGACAATAAACAAAAATTAAGACGTATTGAAACCTCAAACTATTACCAAACCACAATATCCTACAAACCTGACACGGCGATTATTGTTGATGACAATAAACAAAAATTAAGAAGTATTGAAACCTCAGACTATTACCAAACCAAAATATCCTACAAACCTAGCACGGTAGAAATAAATTACACCTTACCTTTTAGAATAAGATTTACAACAATAATAGTAGAAGGATATGGTCCAGGTAACGTACCCCCAATTCCTTTACAGGTTATTGGCTATAGCAACTATATACTGTAGAATATACACATGGATAAAAAAGAAAAACCTAGCATATTTATAGCAACCCCAATGTACGGTGGGGTTTGTCATGGATACTTTATGAAAAGTGTCATGGGATTAGTAATGAAACTAACCTACAAAGGATACAAAGTAACCTTTAACGACTTGTACAACGAATCTTTAATCAACAGAGCCAGAAACACCCTTACAGAACTATTTTTAAGATCTGATGCTGACTACCTATTGTTTATTGATGGTGACGAAGGTTTTAACGCTGATGGTGTTATAGATATGATTGATACAGATTTAGATATTATTGGGGCTGCCGTGCCAATGAAGGCAATCAACTGGGCTAACGTAGAAAAAGCAGCGGAATTAAAAAAACCTGATTTGAAAAGGTTTGGATCTTATGTAAATATAAATTTTGTTAATAGACAAGACTTGCATAAAGTAGCAGATAATCCTAAAAAACCATTAGAGGTAAAAAACATAGGAACTGGTTTGCTGTTAATTAAACGTAATGTTTTTGAAACAATGAAAGAGCATGTTGGAAAATATAAAAGTGATCAACTAGATTTGGGTGGTATTAAAAAAGGTGAATACATTTATGATTTTTGGAAAACACAGGTAGACCCAGAAGAGGAAAGACTTTTGTCAGAAGACTACTACTTCTGTACACTATGGCGTAAACTTGGTGGCTCTGTGTATGTAGCACCACATGTTAAGGTAGTACACGTAGGAACCTACATATTCGTTTAATTTATAAAAAGTTGTAAAAATAATGTTATAATTTAGGCATGGCACAACAATCAATCACAACAGTAAAATCACGTTATGAGACTGGCGATAGGCCATCTCAACAAGACTATGAAGATTTAATTGACACTACCGCGTCCCAAGCAACACGCCTTGGCACCTTCGGTAATAATGACAATACTGTAAGTCAAATTGAAAACACAACAATCTTTGATAGTTTTAGTTCAACAGATTGGAGAATGGTTAAGTATCTTATTTCCATCTCCAAAACAACAGCAGGAGATAACTTCTTCTACGCAACAGAATTGACCATATTAATTGACGGAGAAGATGTTTCCGTAAGCGAATATGGAACAATAGACACAGATGGGAATATTGGAACCATAAGCGTCTCGAGGGCTGGAACTACAGTGGCTTTAACAATCACTCCAGACCCAGTAATAAAGCCAGTCACTGTGCGTTACGCACGCATGGGACTTAAGGCATAAGGAGATAAAAAATGGCAACAGTAACAAAAAATTTCAAGATTAAACATGGTTTAGTCGTTGAAGGAACAACAGGTACAATTAACAACTTTGACATCTTGACAAAAAGTACAGATGATCAACAATACATTGTAGACTTAGTTGGTGGAGATGCTTCATCAAACGCAACAGCAAACACAATAGTTCTTCGTGATGGCTTAGCAAACTTTGCTGCAAATACAATTACAGCAGACGTAGTTGGAGATGTAACTGGTACAGTATCAGACATTTCTAATCATGATTCTGACGACTTAAGTGAAGGAACAACAAACCTTTACTTCACAAACGAAAGAGCAGCAAATGCAACTTCAGGATCCTATGATGCTATAGGTTCTGCAGCAAATGCATATTCAAATGCAGTTGGTTACGTAGACCTAGAAATAGGAAACGCATATGCAGACTTAGAAGATTATGCAGATTTTGCAGCAGGAAATGCTTTAGCAAATGCAAACTCATACACTGACAACGCAGTTTCTAATGCAGTCGCTGACTTAGAAGAATACACTGACTTTGCAGTAGGCAATGCAGTGGCTGACTTAGAAGATTATGCAGACTTTGCAGTAGGTAATGCAATTGCTGATTTAACAAACAATGCACCAGCGTTATTAGACACACTTAACGAAATTGCAGAAGCAATTGGTGACGATGCAAACTTTGTTGGAACAATAACCAACTTGGTTGCATTAAAACAAAATGCTTTGATTGCAGGAACTGACATTGACATTACAGGAAACACAATTTCCTTTAACGGAAGTTACGATCCTTCAGGCTCAGCAGATACTGCTTATTCAAATGCAGTTACTTATATTGACCTAGAAATAGGAAATGCATATGCTGACTTAGAAGATTATGCAGATTTTGCAGCAGGAAATGCTTTAGCAAATGCAAATTCTTACACAGACAATGCAATTGGTCTTTTGTCAACAACTGATATCGAAGAAGGAACAAACGAATACTTCACAGATACAAGGGCTAAAGAATCAGCAGCAAGTTTGTTAACAATGGCAACTCTGACAAATATCTCAATCACAGGTAACTCTGCAGGATTGGTAATTACAGCAGAAAATGGTGTAGGAGACTCTAACACAGATGCTTTGGTTGAAGGAACAACAAACCTTTACTTCACAGATCAACGTGCAGTAGATGCTCTTGAAGCCGTAGTGCCTCAGTTTACTGCAGTTGATGTTAACGGTCTTGCTAAACAAGTTGCAGCAAATGTTAATGTTCCAACAGCAAGTACAGTTACAGCAATTAACTGGCTATTGGCAGAATACCGCTCAGCAGACTTCTTAGTGAAGGTTGCTTACGGTGCACATACAGAAGTTTCAAAAGTTATCTTAACTCTTGATACTTCAAACAACATCGCAATCACAGAATACGCAATCGTAGGAACAAATGGATCCGCATCCACAATTTCTGCAGACGTAAACGGAACAGATGTAAGACTAAGAGTAGCAACAGCCAATAACAACTCAGATGTAACAG